ACGATCTCTCAGCCCTCCTAGAGCCGCCTGAGCAAACGTTTGACTGGTTGCTCGATGGTAACGACTTCCGCAACTCTCCCGCGCCTATATCGTGGCTAATCAAGGGCTGGATGCAGAACAATAGTCTGATGATGGTTCACGGCCCATCGGGATCTGGTAAGACATTCTTGATGCTTGACTGGTGTTTACGCTTGGCGGCAGTTGATATGGAAAATCGAGACTGGTGCGGACACAGAACCAAACAAACGCCAGTGGCTTATCTTGCCGGTGAGGGCCACCACGGTTTACGAGGCCGTATCGCCGCATGGCTCCAGCATCATAGTGTAGACAGTATACAGATGTGGATATCAAAGAGCGGCACGGATCTCAACACGAACGAAGGACTCGTGAAGGTGATTGAGAACATCCGAGCTTTGCCGGTTCAGCCGAAGGTTATAGTTGTAGACACATTGCACCGATTTTTACTTGGCGATGAGAACTCAGCGCAAGATGCCAAGACAATGCTCGACTCGTGCGCTGTATTGATGGAAGAGTTCGACTGCACTGTTATTCTAGTGCATCACACCGGCGTATCTGAGGAAGCTCAACATCGCGCTAGAGGATCATCAGCTTGGCGTGGAGCTTTGGACATTGAAGTGAGCGTGAAGCCAGGAAACTCTGATCGACCAATTGAAATTGTGCAACGCAAGATGAAAGATGCTGAGATGCAACAGTCAAAGTTCTTTGATCTCAAGCCGGTCACAATTAATGGTTGGCGAGATGAGGACGATCAATTAGTATCGAGCGTTGTACTTGATCCAGCTAATGAGCCTATCAGAGAAAATAAGAAAAGCTCAAAGGTTGCAGAGTTTAGGAAACGATTTGAGCGAGCTTGGCACGCGTCACATCGTGAGAGAGATTCAAAGGGTCGGCCATTTGTAGATAGAAATGCAATGATGGATTTCTTAACTGGGCCATTTATCGGTATGTCAGAATCAGCCGCAAAAAAAGCATTACAAAAGGATCCATCAAGGATGATTGGTTGCTTAATTGATGGTGAAATCGTGGTTCCGTTTGGCAACGGATGGTCGGCAACTGACGCTGCAATGATATTGGATCTTGAGTCGCAATGTCGATAAAGTGCTAATGTTGAGGACAAGACTTTATAATCAATATGTTAGACGCGAAAAAGGACAAAGGACAATTGAGGACAAGACAAAATTGTCCTTTTATGATCTCTTTAAAATCAATGACTTACAAACAAAAAAAGACAAATGCAAGGACAAAATAATTGGAGGACAAGACAAGACATACTCTTTAGAGTATGTCTTTTGTCCTTTTTGTCCCCGAGATTTGCGAGTAGAATCTAAGCTGTGGATAACTTGTTGGAGTTAGAGATGAGTGAAGAAGTGAAAATGGGAAGGCCAACTGATTATACCGATGAGTTGGTGGATAGAATATGCGAAGAAATTGCGGCTGGAAGATCGCTAAATAAAATTTGCAGTGATGAGACTTGGAGTCCAGATAAATCTACGTTTTATCGCTGGATGTATCGGCATCCCGAGATCCGCGACAAATACGCGCGCGCGAAGAATGCGCAACAAGAATATGCTGCCGAGGACATTTTGGAGATCGCTTACGATGCAACGCCTGAGACTTATAACGTGGCTCGATTGAAGGTTGACGCGCATAAATGGGTCGCATCAAAGCTATTGCCTAAACGATACGGCGAGAAGCAACAGCTTGAACATACTGGCGAGTCTGGTGGGCCGTTGATCATCAAGTGGAAAGGCGAGAATGTCTAATTTCGATAAGTTTCTGTTCGTGATGGTAACTTGTCTGGTGTTAACTGTATTCGCGATGCTCGCGGACTTTTTGAGGTGGCATGCCTGAGATAGATATTCCTTATGAAGCAAGAGATGTAATGATGCCGTTCCACCGGCGCAAGCAAAGATTCGCTTGCCTGGTGGCCCATCGAAGATGCGGAAAGACAGTCGCCGCGATAAATGACCTGATACGAGATGCGTTAGTGACCCCGCGCGAAAATGTGCGCGTCGGTTACGTTGCGCCAACATTTCGCATGGCAAAGCAGATTTGTTGGGATTATGCGAAGCATTACACTCAGCACATTCCAGGCATCAAAGTGAACGAGTCCGAGCTTCGTATCGACTTCCCGAACGGCGCGAGGCTTCGACTGTTCGGCGCTGAGTCTGCCGAGTCGATGCGAGGTATCTATCTCGACTCGGTAGTGATGGATGAGCCAGCCGACTTTCCGGCGAATGTGTGGCCGACGATCATCAGGCCGACGCTTGCTGATCGTAGCACGCCAGACTCTCCAACTCGTGCAACGTTCATTGGCACGCCGAAAGGCAAGAATGAGTTCTGGGAAATATTCGACAAAGCCAAGGGCGATAGCGATTGGTATACCGCAATGCACAAAGCAAGCGAGACCAAGATATTGCCGGAGGCTGAGTTAGAGGACGCGCTCAAGATCATGGGCGAGGATCGGTACGAGCAAGAATTTGAGTGTAGCTTCGAGGCTGCGATCATGGGCGCGTACTACGGAACCGAGATGAAGCGCGCGACCGAAGAAAACAGAATCACGAACGTGCCATACGATAGATCGATTGGCGTTGTCACTGCGTGGGACTTGGGCGTTGGTGACTCTACTTCGATATGGTTTGCGCAGTATGTCGGCGCTGAAGTTAGGCTGATCGACTACTACGAGAACTCTGGAGTTGGCCTCGATCATTACGCTAACGTATTGCAAGACAAGAATTATGTTTACGAATCTCACATATTGCCTCATGATGTGCAAGTCAAGGAACTAGGCACGGGCAAATCCAGGCTTGAGACGCTAGACAATCTTGGAATTAGACCTGTCGAAATAGCACCGAACCTACGAGTTGACGATGGCATTCAGGCGGTACGATCCATGTTGGATCGGTGCTGGTTTGATGAGAAGAAGTGTAATCGAGGGATTGAGGCGTTGAGACAATATCAGCGAGACTTCGATGAGAAAGGCAGAACGTGGCGAGGTAGACCGAGGCACGATTGGACTTCGCACGGCGCTGACGCAATGAGATACTTAGCCGTCGGCCATAGGCCGATGCAGACAAGCTGGGGCGAACCGATTAGACGTAACTTGAAAGGTATTGTGTAGTGGCAAGTCCATTAGGAATATTAAAGTTTTTGGATAGTGCGCTTGATCCAAGAACTTGGAATAACGTAAAAAAAGGCAAAGAAGCAGTCGATAGGCTAAAGTGGACTGAGAGGCCATCTGGCGTTGTGGTTCCTGAAGCGAGAAGCATTGAAGAATACGTTCAGAAAAACAAAACAGTTCCAGTAATTTCATCTATCGTTGATAGATCAAAAACTGATGCCATCATTGATAGCGTAAATGACATTCCGCTATCTAGGCCCGTCAATATTGAAGGCGGCACAGACTGGATGTTTAAAGAAAAAGGAAAATTATTTGCAAACCAACAGGCAATTGCAAAAAGACATTTAGATGTTGCGCGTGCTGTAGAAAAAGAATATGGAGTAACGCCATTATTTGCCACGCATATGATGTCTCCAAGTGGTGGAGATTTTGGCGCTCATACGGCACAACTTGCCATGAGCCATGCGTTTGAAAGATTAAATCCTGTTGCAAAAAAAGAGCTAGATAACTTTATTAGAAATCGTGGATTTGATGTTCAAAAGAGTAGACTTTTGCCAAACGGCAAAAAAGAAACGTACATAAAAAATTACAGGTTACCTGATTGGTATGGAATTGATGATCCAAGGTCAGTTCAACAAATAATAAATGCTCCTGCTGATTTTAGGAAAGGAGTTGTCACCAAACTTGGAACAAAAAACTTTTTTGAGTCAGAAGGGTTTCTATCGCCTGGCGAACTTAGGACAATGGTTACTCAAGACGATCTCAGGGACATTCGTGATAGCACTTTTACTAACATAGGAATATTTGATACTTCTGGAAAGCTTGGCCCTTCAGGTCACGGAAGCTATCCTATATATTTTCCAGGAACTGGAACATCTCCAATAATTGAAGCTGGAAAAGTAGGAATACTTGATTTTGATACACTGCTCAAAGCTGGAGCGAAAGATAAATCTGGAAACATTCCAATTGTTCCTTACACAAAAGGTAAGAAACAAAGAGTAATTGCTGATCCAAGAAATCCAACTAATGATGATCTTACCGCTATTGGAAAGAATATTAGTATTGGAGAATTGAACGAGGCGCAATTAGATAAATGGAAGTCTGCTGGAATATTTGGCGCTGGAGCGGCCGGAGCCGCCGGCGTGGCCGGAGCCGCACCGCCTGAGTTCTTGGATCGCATATACAATCCGCAGAACCATAAGTTCATCATGAACGATGACGGCACAATATCAACGCATTTGATGGCTGCCGAAATGGACAGCGATGGCAACTGGTATGTGTTCCCGCTTATTCAAGAGGATGCCGAGGGCAACTTGAATGATTACAGGAATGACTTTGATACAGCGATGGAAAAAGCAATAACCAGTGGCAATTTCTTGCCGTTTGGTCAGAATAAAGATGCAGCGTTAGAATTTAGCAAGAACTACAAGCAAGGAACGCCGCTCGAAGATTTCAATCCAATGAAGCCAACCATCAAGCAAAACATGGAGTCAATGATAAATACTCCAAGACGTGCTGAGGTAACGCCGATGAAGAGAAATGCGGCTCTAGGTCTTATCGCGGATGCATTTAAACTTGGCAAAGATGTTTTGAACGATATGCCATCTGTAAAGGCGTTAGTTCAGAGTGCTTTTGGCGATGTGGGCTTTGGAGCCGAAGTAGTCGGCGCGCCAGGCAAAGAGCCGGTTAAGGTCGAAGGAACATTGCCTGTTGGTGATAAACAGCTTGGATTAGCTCCAGAAGGATATGATAATTTGTCTTATGGCATGATGCCTACAGATGAACAATTGTTGGACATGGGGCTTTTGGCTCTTGGCCCAATAGGTCAAATTGCAAAACCATTAAATTTATTGCGAAAGGCTAGATAAGACATGGGGATTCTTGACGAAATTATTGCTAAATTTAGAGGCCAATCTAGCGATCCTAACTTTAACGTAGAGCCTGATGGGCCACCATCTCAAACTATTTCTCAAGCTCCAATGACAAATCAAGGATTATTAGAAGTAGGATCTGTGATGCCTGAGCAACAATTGCAAGATGACAGATACAAGCAATCTAAGATTAGAAAAGTTGTTGCTTCGAGGCCTGGCGAGACTGACTATGAGCTAGAAAATGGCGTTGTTATTACAACGACTGGAGTTGTATCTGATAGGACTAATAATCCTGGCAACATAACAGTGCCACAGTATTATCCAAATGATCCTCGTAAATCGTTTGAAAAAGCAAAAAGAACATTATCTTGGTTTAAAGATGCGGTTGACTTTATTGGCCCATTTAAAGAGCAAACAAAGGGCGGCAAAGATGTATTTCAGTATTATCCTGTTTATCAGAACCAACAAGACGGCAATGAAGCCGCAAGGTTGCTACTAACTAGAGGAAAAGCCTACACAGGAAAGTCAATTAAATCTGCTCTTGCTACTTGGGCGCCATTAAAAGGCGATGACACTACACAATACACAAATACTATTGTTAATGAAATCAACAAAAACGTACCAAAAGGTCAAAAAGTTACGGAAAATACGCTTATCAAAGATTTAAGCGATGTTCAAATGAAATATTTTCAAGCTGGTATGAAAAAACAAGAGGGATCTGGCGCTAAGGCGCTTCAATCATTTGTTAAAAGTGCTGGAAGAATGCAACAACAAGGTTTGATAGGAAAAGATCAAATGAATATTTTAGATATGCTCCCTGGGAATTTTTAAATGACAATCACAAACTACACAAACCTACAGTCAACGGTCGCAGACTTTCTAAACCGTAGCGATTTGACCAGCGTCATACCGACGTTTATCCAGTTGGCCGAGTCGCAAATTAATCGCGATGTTCGGCATTACAGCATGGAGGCCAGAACTTCTGCGGCTCAAGATGCTGGCGACGAATATATGCAAGTACCATCGGACTGGCTCGAAACAATCAGGATGCATGTACTAGGCACTGGAACAACGACGCTTGACCTAATATCCAGAGCCTCCATGTCTGATAAACGAGAAGGCGCTGAGGATATGTCAGGTAGGCCTCAGTATTATTGCCATGCAGATGGCCAATTTCAGCTATATCCAACACCGGATGCCGAATATACTATCGAGCTACTTTACTACCAAAAAGTGCCTGATTTGGCATCAAATAGCACAAATTGGCTATTAACAAGCGATCCTGACGTATATTTGTATGGAACGTTGATGCATTCTGCTCCATACTTACAGGAAGATGGTAGGGCAACGGTTTGGGCTTCTCTTTATTCTGCTGCAGTTCAGCGTTTAAATGAGAGTTCGGAGAGATCCAGGTATTCTGGTTCAGGTTTAACACTTAAAGTAAGAGGACTAGGCTAATGAGTTTTTCAAATTATTTAGAAACAGAGCTTTTGGATCATGTATTTGCAAACAATGCTTACACATCTCCAACAACTGTTTATGTAGGACTATTCACATCAAATCCAGATGAGGACGGAAGTGGAACAGAGGTATCTGGCGGTTCATACGCTAGACAATCTGGCTCATTTACCGTTTCTGGAAACACCGCTACTACAAGTGCGGCTATTGAGTTTCCAACTGCAACTGCATCATGGGGAACGATTACTCACATAGGAATATATGACGCATCGACCGCAGGCAACCTTTTAGCTTATGCTGGTTTGACAGCATCAAAAGCAATTGCTTCTGGCGATGTTTTCAGAATTCCTGCTGGAGATATTGACATTACGCTGGACTAATATAGATGGCTAGAGGATATAGTGTTGCCAATTATGGCGACGGATATTTTGGTACTACGAAATATGTAGACGCTGTTGCGGCTGGTTCTGCCTCAGCGTCCTTATCCTCAAGCGGAACAAAAATAAAGTTAGGGGCATCAGCTATTGCCCCAGCTTTATCTTTGACGGCTAATGCCACATATACAGTTAATGCGTCTGCAACAGTTAATGCACAAGTTGCGATTGGGACTCAAGGCGTTAGGATACAATTTGTAACATCTATTGTAGAAACGTCATCGACAACCGTATCTTCTGCTGAAAGAGTAAGATTTGGTGACGGATCAACGATAAGTGCAACATCTTCGTTATCTAACCCAAGTCCAATCATTACTGCTGGTGGATCTGCTGATATTCCTTGTAGTTCTAGCGTAACCGCTAATTGCGAAAGAATATTATTAGGCGTAGCAACTGTTTCTCCGTCTGCTTCGGTAACTCCTAGCGGTTTAATAGTAAAAGATGGATCGGGATCACTATCTTCCTCATCTAGCGTAACTAGCGTTGGCCAAATTACTGCAAATGGATTGGCTTATGAAATAGCTCCGATTTCATCTATTAGCGCGAATGGCCAAGGCACTTTAGCTGGGGCTGCATCGCCATCAGCATCGTTGTCGCCAACCATGGCTGGCACTAGAGTTAGATTAGCTTCTTCTATAAAGGCATCTGAATCTTCATTGATGGCTATAGGAAGAAGAAAATGGGAAACAATCGCTGTAAATTCTGTAACTTGGACACAAATAGCCGCTTAAAAGGAGTTAGAAATGGCTGATACTACAACTACCAATTATTCTTTGACAAAGCCAGAAGTTGGCGCGTCGGAGGATAGTTGGGGAACAAAATTAAATAACAACTTAGATACACTTGATTCGACAATAAAATCTGTATCTGATGCTTCAGTTACTACTGCTGGCACAGGTCTTTCATTAGCGAGTCAAACTCTTTCATTAGACATTAATGGATTAGCTTCTGTTACAGCAGCCACAGACGACACAGTTCCTGTTTACGATACATCTGGATCTGCAGTAAAAAAGGTAACTGTTCAGTCTATAGTAGATAATGCCGCCTCTTTTGATGCAGGCACTTTAATGGTGTTTCAGCAAACAGCAGCGCCAACAGGATGGACTAAGCAAACTACTCATAATAACAAAGCGTTTCGAGTTGTTAGTGGTACGGCAAGTTCTGGCGGTTCAGTAGCTTTTACCACTGCACTTGCATCGCAAACTCCAAGTGGATCAGTAAGTATTACAAGTGTTACAGGTTCTGCTGGGGCGACAACACTTACAGTTGCTCAGATACCAAGCCACAGACACATTTCAACTGGTAATACATCTGCCCCTCCTTACGAGTATCCTGGGCCTAACGGAAGTCAGACTGGTGCAAGATATGGTGGTTATGAAGGTGGAGGCGGATCTCACACTCACCCATTTAGTTTTTCAAGTGGTTCTGGTTCGTTTAGTGGTAATGCAATTAACTTAGCTGTTCAGTATGTAGATTTAATTATTGCATCTAAAAATTAAGGATATTTATGCGATTAAAAAACGGAACATTTTGTCCGTTAATTAAAAAAGATTGTGTTGAGATGAAATGCGCGTGGTTTACTCGTATTCAAGGTTACGATATGAATACAGGTAATCAAGTAGACGAGTGGCAATGCGCTATATCTTTAATGCCTATGTTGCTTATTGAAAATTCTGGGCAACAAAGACAAACGGGAGCGGCAGTAGAAAGTTTCCGTAATGAAATGGTAAAAGCTAATGATCAAACTGCAAAAGTGTTATTAGCTAGTGTAACAAAACAAAAATTAATAGGGAGTAAGTAATGAGAATTGTAATAGTTAAGCCAAGCGGCACTGTTCAAAAAAATGGTGTTTCTAGGGATGACCTTGATTTGTCATCATGCGGACTCCCAAGTAACTTATGGGCTTTGCAATGGAATGAACAAGGCGATAACACTGGACATTTGGAATATGTTGGCGCTGATGTTCAAAATGAAACAATAACTGAATTACCTTCATGGGTAAATCCATGTTTAGCTGTTTGGCAAGCTGAACTAGACAGAGAGGCAGCAGAAATAGCTGCAGAAATAGCTGCGCAGGAGTCAAATCCATAATTTATGTTTAATCTAAAAGATTACATTTTTGTTTTTGAAAATATAGTATCAAATGAATTATGTGAAATGATTGTTTCAGAGTACGAAAAAGAAGAGGATTGGATTACTACCTCGATAGGAAAAGGAACAGTTGATGAAGATATGAGAAAGTGTAAATCTCTTTCTATATCTAATAAAATGACTATTTTGAAAAATCAAAAAGTTAGACAAAACATAGATGATGAATTGTTTAAGTGCAGTTCAAATGCAATACAAAAATATAACGAAAAATTTCCTTTTGCTTATATAGAGCAAGATGAAGGTTATACATTGTTAAGATATAAAGAAGGTGAATTTTATAAAGAGCATACGGATAGCTACAAATTGTTTCCAAGGTCTGTATCTTGTGTTTTTGCTTTAAATGACGACTATGAAGGCGGAGAATTTGCTTTTTTTAATAAAGAAGTAAAGTACAAATTAAAAAAAGGTTCTGCATTAATGTTTCCTTCAAGTTTTATGTATCCGCATGAAGTTTTACCAGTTACTAAATCTGTGAGATATTCTATTATCACATGGTTTTTGTAGGAGATCGAAGTGGCTTTTATACCATTACAAATACCGCCAGGAGTTGTCAGAAACGGAACAGATATTGAGCAATCAAATAGATGGAGAGATGCTAATTTAGTTAGGTGGCATAACGGATCAATGAGACCCGTTGGCGGTTGGTCTACAAGAGTTAGTTCAGCTTTTGATGCCGCTCCTAGAGGTATGCATGCTTGGGCAGACAATAGTGATGGCACTCAAATAGCAGCAGGAAATTACGATACTCTTTACTATGTAAACGCATCTGGAACGGTATTTGACATTACTCCTGCTGGACTTGCCGCAGGAAATTTACATGCGATAGTTAATACTGGATATGGTGGCGGATATTTTGGGACTGGATATTTTGGCGTACAAAGGCCAAATTCTGGAGTTTATCAAGAGGCTACAACTTGGTCTTTAGATAATTTCGGAGAATATTTGGTAGCATGTAGCTCAGAAGATGGAAAGTTGTATGAATGGCAACTTAATTCTGCAGTTGCTGCCGCTCAAATTTCAAATTCTCCAGTAAATAATTTAGCGCTTATAGTTACAGAAGAGCGTTTTCTTTTTGCTCTTGGCGCTGGAGGAAATCCTAGAAAAGTACAATGGTGCGACAGGGAAGATAACACAACTTGGACTCCTGCCGCCACAAATGAGGCTGGCGACATTGAGTTGCAAACTTCTGGACAAATAATGTCTGCCGTAAGAGTTCGAGGTCGTACTTTAATAATTACGGATAACGATGCGCATACTGCTACCTATTCCGGCCCTCCATTTGTATACGGATTTGAGAGAGTTGGAACCGCATGTGGAGCAATATCAAGAAAATGCCTTGCAGCAGTTGATGAAGGCGCATTTTGGATGGGGCAAAACGGATTTTTTGTTTTTGATGGATCTGTTGCCAAAGAAATCAAATGTGATGTTACTGACTATGTTTTTTCTGACATTAACAGAAATCAAATATCAAAAATTTATGCAGTACACAATAGTCAGCACGGTGAAATATGGTGGTTTTTTCCAAGTGAATCTTCATTAGAAAACAACAAATATGTTGCGTATGACTACCTTGAAAATCACTGGGAAATAGGTGAAATTGCAAGAACTGCAGGCATTGATAGAGGAGTATACAAAAATCCTATATGGGCAGATCCAAGCGGAAACTTAATAGATCAAGAATTAAGCGCAAGTTTAGGTCATGGCGGGTCAACTGTTTTTGCTGAAACTGGGCCAATAAGCATTGGTGCTGGCGATAACATAATGAAAGTTACTAGCCTAATTCCTGACGAAAAAACTCAGGGAGATGTAACTGTTACATTTAAAACTAGGTTCTATCCAAACGATTCTGAATCATCATTTGGGCCTTATTCAATGGCTAATCCTACTGATGTCAGATTTACAGGTAGGCAAATAAGAATGAGAGTAAATGGCAATGTAAATACCGATTGGCGCGCTGGTATTATGAGAATTGATGCAGTACCAGGAGGAAAACGTTGACTTTACCTACCGTACCTCCTCCTCCGCACGGAGGAACATGGCAAACCTGGGCTGAAAGGCTAAATGCCTTTCTCGCAAGATCGAAAAATGCTTTAAACTATCTTACATCAAATGATTCCGCCGCAGATGACGGTCTAATTATGTGGGATAGGTCAAAAGGCCACATGGTTGTTTCACTGAGTGGCGCATTTTTACCTATTCCATACGGCGAGAATTCTTATGGCTTTTTTGCTGATTTTAACAATCAGGCGGCTGTTTCAATTGATACGGCAAAGGCAATAACTTGGGGAACAACTGCGTATTCTCATAATGTATCTATTGATGGTGCAGATACCAGTAAAATAGTATTTGATAGAAGTGGGATATATAAACTCAGCTTTACAGCAGAGCTTATATCAAGTTCTGCAAGCGCAAAAACCTTCTATTTTTGGCCAAGAGTTAACGGATCAGACGTAGCTAATTCAACTATGGTTACCACTTTAGAGTCTAACGGGCAAAAGAAAATAGTATCAAGGACTGGCATTTTTGATGTAAATGCCAATGATTACTTGCAGGCAATGTTTGCTACAAGTGATTTGACGGCATCATTGGTAACGACTGCGGCTACGGCATTTTGCCCAGCTTCGCCGTCTGTTACATTATCGGTTAGTGAGTTATACGTTCCATGAAGCCAAATGATATTAGGACTCTTACAGAAGAGCTTGTTAGGTGCAAAGTTTGGATTGAAAACGCTTTGGCTTACTCTGGCGATACTCACAGTTTCGACGATATTGCTCTTGGCGTTCTTTGCCACCGTTATCAGTTGTGGCCTCTTGAGAATAGTTGTGCGGTGA